AGATGAAATCAATGCTCGCAACATATCTTCGTGCAGGAGTGGCGTCAGTAATAGCGCTTTATCTTGCCGGAGTTACAGATCCAAAAGCTCTAGCAACAGCAGGTATCGCTGCTATTGCAGGTCCACTGCTCAAGGCATTAGACCCAAAGGCATCAGAGTTTGGTCGTGGGTCTAAGTAATTAGCCCATAAGCGCGAGGCAATGGCCCCCTGTTCAGGAGAAATCCTGGATGGGGGGCTTTTTTCTATTTGTCGGGATTGTCCACAGGACAGGGAATTGTTACCAGATTTCCGCAGTTAGCACAGGTACCGTCGAGATGCCACCAAGCTATGTCATAGTCCTCAAAGGCTGCCATAATGTTGAAGACGGTACACCCACAGGTACACGCGTGGACGGGTCCTAGACCCCTGAGATCGGCTCCAAAGGGCTTAGGAAGGCCATTGTAGGTCTTATTCCTGCCTATGAATTTTTGCAGGGAGAGTAGACGGAGCAATCGCACTGTCTCGGTCCTCCCTACTTCTCGGCCCGATAAGGGCCGCCTGCCGTTAATCGCCTACGGCTCATATTGTACACACGCCCGATAAGAGTGTGTCTTGCGACACGCAGTGGTATGATCTGTCATATGACAACTCTGGTAGGTATCCAAGGACCTGATTTTGTAGTGCTAGCCTCCGATAGTCAGATCACCGATAACGATCAGCGCATCATATCTACTCAGACTCCGAAGATCGTTCACGTTGGGAGCTACCTGTTAGGCATCACGGGCGACTCACGACCTGGAGATATTCTCGCCTTTAATTGGAAACCACCAACGTATAAGGGTTACGATCCTGTCGAGTGGATGGGCAAGAGGATACTGCCAAGTATCTACGCTGCCTTCAAGGATAATGGATACGATCCAACCGATAAGGAAGCCAGCTTTGCCTACCTCATTGCCTTTGATGGGATGTTATTTTCTATCGGATCAGATCTATCCTTCAACGCTAGTGAGCGTGGACTCTTTGCAGCCGGTAGCGGTGGAGCATTTGCCTTGGGTTATCTCTACTCGCTCAAGCCTAATTCGTATAAGTCTCTGCTGATGTCTAAGGTGGTAGCAGAAAGAGCAATAAAGATCGCGTCGGTTCTTGACGTTAACACCTGTCCTCCGATTCAATTAGTTACTCAAGAGAAAGGATAAACAAATGCTTGAATTTTTATTTGGATTACTGCTTGGTTTCGTTTGCGCTTATGCCTTTGATGCGTTTCTACAGTACACGGATAAGCGATAATGGAAAAGACACTGCAGTATGCGTTAGAAGAAGCAATACAATCTGGTCGTAGATCAGCATCAACAGTCTTTATGGAGATAGAGCTGCGTGAGCAGATCGCACAACAGTTAGAAGCAGCCAACTATCCAGGTGCTGCATTTATCGTAAGGAACCCGCAATGATTACAGATCCCAAAGAACTACTATTGACAGTACTCCACGCAAAGGATGCCTCTCGTGATCGCAGCAATCAGACACAGGTAGGTCCATCAGAGATAGGTGGCTGCCGTCGTAAGGTGTGGTACCGATTAAACGCACAACCAGAGACTAACGATAACCAATCAAAGCTGGCAGCAATTATGGGTACTGCTATCCACGCTGCAATCGAAGAGGCTATCGGTCACTTAGATCCAGATGGCAAGGACTACCTAGTAGAGACTGCAGTAGCACACGGTGATATGAAAGCACACGTGGATCTATTTATACCTAGCACCGGCGCAGTTGTGGACTGGAAGACCAGCAAGGTTAAGAATCTTTCTTACTTCCCATCTAAGCAGCAGCGTTGGCAGGTGCAGATCTATGGCTATCTACTATCGCAGAATGGTCATACAGTCAACACTGTCAACCTAGTTGCTATTGCTCGTGATGGTGCCGAGAAGGATGTCAAGGTTCACTCAGAACCTTACGATGAAGATATTGCACTAGAAGCTATGGAGTGGTTGACTGAGATCAAGGCAATGGAGTCAGCTCCAGAACCTGAGAAGGATGAGTCATTCTGTAAGCACTACTGCCAGTACTACGACGCATCGGGAACGATGGGTTGTGTTGGCTTAAAAAAAGAACGTATCGTCCTGAGTGAAGTAATTATTGAGGACGAACAGATTGACAAGAACGCACTGCACTTTCTACAATTAGATCGAAAGATTAAGGATCTGGAAACTGAAAGAGATTCAATCAAGTCTTCTTTCGAGGGAACCATTGGCGTTACTGCTAGTGGTATTGAAATCAGTTGGACAAAGGTTAAAGGTCGTGAGACAGTTGACAAAGAAAAAGTAAAAGAACTTATTGGTTATGTCCCAGTAAGTGTAGGTGAGGAAACTGCAAGACTAAACATCAAACCTAGCGGAGGAAAATAAATGGCTACAGAAGGAACAAAGTTCCAGATTAACTACAAGTTAAATGATGGAACACTTATCAATCTTTATGCTGCAACAGTGACAGAACTAGAAGCTGGACTAGCAGATCTTGCTATGAACGCGATGAACATTCGTACAACAGGTTTAGAGCTATCAGGTGGTTCAGCACCGGCACCAACAGTTGCATCAGTAGCTGCAGCATTTAATGCAACACCAGTGTCTGATGCTCCTGCAACATATGGAGTACAAGCCTGTCGTCACGGCGTGATGTCATTTCGTGAAGGAACATCAAGCAAGGGACCTTGGAAGGGTCATATGTGCGCTGCACCAAAGGGTGCAACAGACAAGTGCGAAACTATCTGGGTTCGATGACCAGTGCGCGAGCCTCGGTTCTATGAGAACCCTGCTTGCGCTACAGTCGGTGGCGACTTCTGGTTTCCTAAAAATGAAACCGCAGGTAGCAACACAACTGAAGTTGCTATGGCCAAATCTATCTGTAGAAGATGTCCACATCAGGCAGAGTGTGCTGAGTGGGGAATACAGAATGAAGACTTTGGCATATGGGGTGGCCTGAATGAAGGTCAACGTAGATTAGTCAGACGTAAACGACGATTAAAATTAAAGGAGGAAGGCGTTGCTTGACTTATCACGCGCTTGGAGTGGGGTGCTTACCAAAGCAACACCGCTTCCTGACGTGTGGCAGGGGCTATCCTTAAAGCATATCAAGTTCCGGCGAGGACAAGTCTGTATGGTAGCTGCAGCCCCTAACGCTGGTAAGTCTATGTTCGCTCTTGTCTATGCGATGAAAGCAAATGTATCAACGCTCTTCTTCTCAGCAGATACCGATACAACAACTGTGATGATGAGGGCAGCATCTGTTGCCTCTGGTCACTCGCAGGTATCGGTGGAGCTCAACTTATCTAAGGATAAGAACTACTACGATAAGCACTTTGGAAAACTAGAACATATTAAATGGGTCTTTGATTCGTCCCCATCGCTAGATGATATCGAGTTAGAGATCAGGGCATATGTTGAACTCTATGGCAAGGCTCCAGAGTTGATTGTTATAGACAACTTAATGAACGTTGCAGCAGAGACTGACAATGAGTGGGCTGGCTTGCGTGCGATAATGATGGAACTGCACGATATGGCACGTAAGACTGAAGCCTGCGTACTTGTGCTACACCACGTATCTGAGCAGAGTGAGTACGGATCACCATCTAATCCACCTGCCAGACGTGCCATTCACGGCAAGGTGAGTCAGTTGCCGGCGCTGATCCTAACGCTGGGCTATGACCCAGCTCTTGGTGAGTTGAAGGTAGCTGCAGTAAAGAACCGCTTTGGGCCACACGCTGCAGATGGCAAGGACTACGTAACACTGTTCGTAAACTACGCTGCTTGTATGATCTCGGATAAAAATGCGTGGGGTGTTATGCTAAGAAACGATGCAGTAAATGGATACGATGGAGACTACATACTTCAAGAATAGGTAGGGAATTAAATGGCTGAAGAAAGTTTATCAAATAAGTACCGAGAGAATCTCAGGATTGACGCACTGCGTGAAGACCTCAACACACTGCGTGCAGAAGTTGATGCAATCAAGGTAGACCTGACCAGTTTTCACGGTTCTTTGTTTCAATCAGGTATCATCGAGTTAGTTAAGGATGAAGCAGGCGATGTCATCTATAAGATCAACAAGGTAGTACTGGTAGATGAGTCAGTACAACAAGACTAAGGGTTCTCAGTTCGAGACAGATGTAATGAAGTGGCTACGTAAGATGGGTGCCATTGCAGAACGTCTGACTAAAGCTGGGGCAAAGGATGAGGGCGATATCGTTACTGTTATCGCGGGACAGACTTACATCCTTGAACTCAAGAACCGAGCAACTCTTTCGTTGCCTGAGTTCTGGAGAGAAGCGCAAGTTGAGGCGCTTAACTATGCTCAGGCTCGTGGTATCGGAGAAGTGCCACTGTCTTATGTGATAGTTAAGCGTCGCAACTCCGGTATAGATAAAGCCT